AAACAAGTCTTTGCGGAAAATATTTGAACCAAGACCGCCCAACGTTTATCAGACTTTGGTCCACTCAAGGAGTTTTATTCCCAATTAGAAATGATATTGTAAGAAAATTCTCTGACGAGAATCTGCTTTCGATTGATCAAAACTACGGCCCTGTTTATCATGTCGAGCAAAGCGGCAAAACATACGATGATAAAGGAAACGACGTAACATCATTTGTGTATCATAATCTTTTGTATGTTTGATTTTTAAGATATGAATAATTTAAAATATTTTGAAAGTAAAAAAATATTGGTAACTGGCGCATCTGGAGTCGTTGGGTACAATCTTTGCAAAAGACTGCTCGATATTCCTTATTGCGATGTGCATGTAAATTATTTAAATCCTCCTGGGATTAATTTTAAAAATCTTCTAAGAGCGTCTAATCATCATGTTTTTGATATTACAGATTTAGATAAGATAGACTCTCTTCCACAATTTGATGTTATTTTTCACTGTTCTGGATATGGACAGCCTCAAAAATTTGTTAAAAATCCATCTAAAACATTCGCCCTTAATACTCTTTCTCTTCAGAGCTTAGTAAATAAAACTAGAGAGCAGTTTGTGTTTATAAGCACAAGCGAGATTTATTCAGAAAGCGAAGACAATTCCGAAGAAACAAATGTAATTATCAATCCTAAAAACACAAGAAACTGCTACACATTAAGCAAGCTCTTTGGGGAATCTTTGTTAGCTTTTGGAGATCCAAATTTAAACCATAAATCTATAAGACTTTGCTTGTGCTATGGCCCCGGATTCAAGAAAGACGATAAACGAGTGCTTTCTGAATTCATTATTAAAGGATGTTTAAATAACGAAATTTCTTTGTTGGACGAAGGATCAGCTTTGAGAAGTTATATTTATGTTGATGATTGCGTAGATGGAATTTTAAATATAGCCGCAAGCGGCAAACATAATATATATAATATAGGAGGCAAAGATCTTTTGACTATAAAAGAACTGGCCCAATCTATTGGAAATATTTTAGGTTGTTCTGTAAAAATCGGAGAACAAAAAAATAAATTAGCAAACAGTCCAAGCAAAGCTTGCGTTGATGTATCTAGATACGAACAAGAATTTGGACAATTAAACAAAACCTCATTAAAAGACGGACTTAAAAAATGTATAGAATGGCATAAAAATTATGAATAAAGTTATTCCCCAAGATATTCAATCAAGATATTCCCACAACATAGACCCCAGATTGTTGGATAAAATAAATAAATCAAAATTGCTTTATGAAGTTTTAGATTCTGAAGAATTGCATAGTTATATAGTTAACTATATTAATATTTTATCTTCCGATTTTATTCGAGCTGGAGAAGGGCGCATATCTCATTGGGAGGCTGGATGGAAAGAGAATCTTGAAGAATTTAAAAAAACATTAAATCCCAGCTCTTTAATTCCCAAGTACCACAAGAAGAACAACATAGCCAGATTAAACAAACAAATAATTAAAACCCACTCAAAGGATTTTGATTATCACTTGCATTCTTTCTTTGTAGACGCTTTGCTTCTTGAGCACATTCCAAATTACAATAAAGTTTTTGAACTAGGATGCGGCACTGGATACCATTTGTTTAGATTGAATGAATATTGTCCCGATAGAATGTATTATGGCGGAGACTGGAGCGTATCTTCTCAAAATAACATAGAGAAATGCGTTGAAGTTTTAAAAACCGACAACATCAAAGGGTTCAATTTTAATTATTTTGATCCAGATTATTCTATTGACGTTAAAGACTCCTTGGTTTACACTGTCGCTTCTTTGGAGCAAATCGGAGATAAACACAATAAAGTTTTAGAGTTTTTAGTAAATAAAAAACCCGGCTTGTGTATACATTTCGAACCAATTCATGAAGTTTTAGAAGAAGAAAATCTTTTAGATTATTTGACTATCAAATATTTTGATAAAAGAAATTATCTAAAAAATTATCTAACCGCCCTAAAAGCACTTGAAGCTGAAGATAAAATTAGAATTCTTGACGTTAGAAGACTATATTATGGTAGTAAATTTATTGAAGGACATACTGTTGTTATATGGAAGCCAGTTTAAAAGATATTAAAGAATTCACATTTGATAGTTTCGAAGACTTTCGCGGAGAAATTTTTACGACATATAAAGATTCTTTGGAAGGCAGAAAATTCGATCACGATAAGGTGTGTATTAGATACAAAGATTGTTTGGTCGGCATCCATGGAGATTTTAATACATGGAAACTAGTGTCTTGCTTGTACGGAAGGGTTTACGCGGTGTTTGTTGATAATAGGCCAGAATCGAAAGACTACAACAAATATAAAACAAAAATCCTAAGTAATGAAAATAAAAAAGCAATTCTTTTGCCCCCCGGCATAGGCAACAGTTTTTATGTTCTTTCTGATGTTTGTGTTTATGATTATAAACTTTCTTATAGTGGAGAATACACTGATTGCGACAACCAGTTTACTTTAAAATGGAACGATCCAAAATACAATATTCATTGGCCTTCTAATAATCCAATTTTAAGCGAAAGAGATAAATAATGAATAATATTGTTATAACAGGCGTTACAGGTCAAGACGGCGCAAACATGGTAGAATACTTGCTCGAAAAGACAAGTTATAATATACATGGAGTAGCAAGAAGGGCTTCGAATCCAAATTATGTAAACTGTCAAAAATTTATTGACAACCCAAGGTTTAAATTTGTCTATGGAGACTTGTCTGACGCCGTAAGTATTGACGGAATAGTGCAGTCTATTAAGCCTGATTATTTTATTAATTTTGGAGCCCAGAGTTTCGTAGGGTGCAGCTGGGACATTCCATTACAAACGTTTGACGCTAACGCAACTGGAGTGGCAAGATGCCTAGAAGCCATCAGAAGATTTCATCCTGCTTGCAGGTTCTATTCCGCAGGATCTAGCGAAGAGTTTGGGGATGTCGATTATTCTCCTCAAGATATCCAACACCCGATTCGAGCCAGAAGTCCATATGGAGCCTCTAAAGCTGCCGCAAGGCATTTAGTAAAAGTTTATAGAGAATCTTATTCTTTATACGCGGTGCATGGCATTCTTTTTAACCACGAAGGAACTAAACGCGGAGAAGAATTTGTAACTAGAAAAATATCTAAAGGCGTAGCAAGAATAAGTAAAGCTATAAACAATCACAAACCATTTGACCCAATTAATCTTGGCAATTTAGATTCTAAAAGAGATTGGTCTGATTCTGAAGATTTTGTAGATGGAGTATGGAAAATGTTAAATCAAACAACTCCAAAAGATTACGTGCTTTCCAGCAACGAGACTCATAGTATTAGAGAATTCGTTGAGCTAGCTTTCTCCGAGGCTGGGATCGAAGGAGTTTGGCATGGTTCCGGGCTAAATGAAGAATATAGCGTATCTACAAAATATGCCATATCTAAAGAACCTTTGTCGTCTATTCTTGTTAGGGTAAATGAAAAATTTTACAGACCAGCAGAAGTGGATCTTTTACTAGGCGACTCTAGCCCAGCCAGAGAAGAATTAGGCTGGCAACCAAAAACTTCATTTAATCAATTAGTTAAAAAAATGGTCGAGCACGATTTAAACTTGCCTTGACTTCAGCAAAACGCCGCCCATGATTGAACCATGACTGGTGCCGCTAGAAAAGTCAGGCAATTGACCGATTCTCAAAAGCTTGTCAAAGCTTTCCTTTTCGACTCTAAGAATTGCTCTTGGCCGAAAGAAATAAAAATAGCAAATAAACTTATCAAAGAATATGGTTTTGATTTTTTGATATTCCTAGAAGGCAGACAGAAGATGCCTTCTCTTTGCTGGTTTTTAACTGACGATGGAAAACTATTTTTAAAAGACGTAAAAAAGTACAACTCAATGTCTTTTGGTTCGCCGAAAATAGAATTATCAGAAACCCCGGTGGCTCCAGCAGTAGAAATAATAAAAAAACCAAATTCTGTAAAAGAGTTCCTAAATCTTTTTAATAATAAATAATATGGCACGACCAAAGAAAGAAGTCCAAGAAGAATCAGAAGATCCAATTACATCAGGAAAGCTGAAAGTTTTAGACGCTATCCTGATTAAAAATAAAAATCATCATTATGCTTTCGATAATAAGATCGATTATGTTGTTAGCAGTGGCAGCCTCACTTTAGATATTGAAATGGAGGGAGGGATCCACCCAGGAATTATAAGAGCGTCAGGCATCACAGAAGGTGGAAAAACTAGCAACGCATTAGCCTTTGCTAGGAATTTTCAAATTCTTCACCCTGAAAAGGGATGCGTTATTTATATTAAGTCTGAGGGTCGCCTTAGCGAAAGTATGATAGCGAGATCTGGGGTTACCTTAGACCCCGGCAAATGGCGAGTCATTCCTACGAATGATTACGAATTCGTGACAGACTCCATGAGGGAGCTTATTAAAAACAACGACGAAGGAAATCTTTATTTCTTTATTATAGACAGTCTTGACGCTTTGGTTCCTCGTAACGATTTAACAAAGTCAGCCACAGAAGCAAACAAAACCGCTGGCGCAGCTTTATTAACAGCAGATCTACTTCGTAAAATGGCTGCCGCATTCGCTTCGAGAGGTCATATTTGTTTTCTTATTTCTCAAGTTAGATCTTCAATTAAAATTAATCAATACGAAAAAACAGACCCAAAGGTCACCAACGCAAGCGGCGGAAACGCTGCTTTGCATTATTCTGATTGGATTATGGAATTCCAGCAGAGATGGAAGGATGACCAAATATTCGATGTTCCCAAGCCTCAGAAGGGAGACCACCCTGTTGGACATTGGTGCAAAATAGTCTTCAGGAAGACGCCCAATGAAAAGTCTGGTAGAGAAATCAAGTACCCAATCAAATATGGCCGGTCCAATGGATCAAGCGTTTGGGTAGAGTATGAAATTGTTGATCAGCTTCTATCTTGGGAGTTTGCTCATGCTAAAGGAGCTTGGATAACCATTACCGACGAACTTATCAAAGAGCTTTCCGACAATTCCCTAGAAATGCCAAAACAGCATCAAGGAGCAGACAATTTAAAAACCTTCTTGGAAGAGAATCCAGATATTACCAAATATTTGTTTAACAAATTCATTAGTGTTTTTAAGAAATGAAACTTCTTAATCTATATGGAAAAACAGTAAGCAAAAACGTCTCTAAATATTTAATAGATTGGGATAAGCCTTCTCGTTCAAAAATCCAATTTAACACCAAGCAGTTCCTCAAGAAATATTGGAAAAATCACATCGTCTATGAGGAGTTTCCTGTGTATGGGTCGCTTTTAAAAGTTGACTTAATCAACGCAACGCTCAAGATTGCTGTAGAAGTCCATGGTCCGCAGCACTCTGCTTTCAATAAATTCTTTCACAATGAATCCAGATTGAATTATTTAAAGTCTATCAAAAGAGATGTAGCTAAAGAAAATTGGTTAACTCTTAATAAATTTATTCTTATTGAGGTTTATCATGATCAAGTGAATGAATTAAGCGAAAAATTCTTTAAGGAAAAATACAATATAATACTGTAATGCCGATTTATTCACTTCAAATAGAAAAATATGTTTTATCTGGTTTGGTCAAACACT